CTCGATTTGATGTGTTCACGCAGGATACGTTACGTCACACCAAGAATTGGCTGCTTGTCTACAAATCAACACGGATCATAGCTTCAATAGCTTCTCCGCCTATCATTTGCGCGAGGGGTGGGTGTTTCGAGTGAGTCTTACCCTTTTTGTCAACATAAGTGTACTGGTCAAGCCAGCCCAAACACCCGTGACTCACACGCCCATACGCATCCAGGAGATCCTCGTAGCCGATCCCATAGACATCCCTCAAATAGTCGGAGAAAGAGTCAACATCCAAAGCAGGACTCTCTTTCACCAACGTGCTGATTTTTTCAACACCCCCCATTTCGTTCATTTTGGTCAACCTCACGTCAAAATGGGGTTTGTCTGACATGGTTTTTGCACTCTCAAGCAGCAACTCGCGAATTCCGGGCACGAACCTGTGTTCGTATGCGGCACTATAGTATTTGCCTGCCATATACTCTCTATCATTCACCTGGGAGTTCTGATTCGCTCTCAGGTTCATCTTGGCGAGTACGCGCCCGAACTGAGGAACGGGACGAGTTCGTGTCTTGTCGGATACATAGCGCTTACGGTAAAAAGTGCCATGGTGCCTGGATGCAGATACCTCAACCTTCGCCTCCATCTTAACCCTAGGTACGATGTTGCGGATTGACTCTTCCATGCTGGGTATCTTCTCCTTAGGCATAATCCCTAAGAAATCGTCCCCCCCGTGTATGTGTGTGCTCTGGTCAACTCCTGCCCTAATCGCGCTAGCGAGCAGGAGTACTGCACCAATGTACGAGTTCCCTGTAGTGGTGGTCGACTCTCCCGACCACCTCTGACCTTTGACAGTGGCCTCGATGCCATATCGGGTCCACACTCTAACCTGTACATTTTTGGCGAATTCTCGCACAAACCACATGGGGGCTCCATGCTTCGCGTAGAACATTGCTTCCGGACGGCGGAATTCTGCGCTCTGGCTCCCATCGTTATTGCTGAAATCACTCTCCAGCATCTCGCCTGGTGCGGAATGGATCACATCTCCCAACTCCTCACCGGAAAGTCCACACGCGAATATAATCACGTTGCCGGTGTTTGCTGGGTTGCTCTTACTCAGAGTGATCTTCATTCGACGTTGGAGTTCCATCACAACGCAGCCCGTCAGGAGATTGTACATGTCTGTACCCTGATAGACAATGCGGGGCTGGGCACCGTGGTCCTTGAGGAGTGTTTCCTGCTTCGCGAACACATGCTTCTGATCTCCCTGGTAACTCCATTCACTGCTGTTGAAAGCCGCCGTGAGTTTCTCTGCTTTAGCCGGTGAACAAGTCTGTAGATACTTGTTCACCAGGGCCTGATCAACACGAATGACATCGTGCTGAGGCACTTTGGACATGAGTGCGTCATGTCCATTCATAAAGGCAATCATGTCCGGCTGCCCCGGGGCATGATCGCAGCGTTTTTTCATGGCGTGGGCTGTAGCCCCTGCAGTATTGGTGGTGACAGTTACGGGGACGCCGCTCAATATGGGCCCTTTGACGACTCCCAACGAGGTGGGGGAGTCGTCCTTGACCTTGCTCACATTGGCGCTCGCACGTATGTTTGCGAAGGCAACTTCGGAGTCGTATTTCGTGTGAGCATTTTGCTCCACGCCGTCTGGTTTTACGGTACTACGTTTCTCTTTGACATCCTGGGTTCTCCCAGGACGCGCCTTCTTGGTGTCGATAACGATGGGCTTCATTTGCCCAAATTTGATTGTTTGTTTCATATTTGGTGGTTTCTT